TCTGGCAAACTCATCATTCTGTGCCCAACCCATAGTAACATCACCTAATACACTAGGCCATATCTCATGAGCTGTTAAGGTAAGAATTTTATTAGCTGATACATCATATGTTGTAATATCCATCTTGCCAATATAATTATCTCTATAATATTGTTCACCAAATTGAGCTCCACCAGCTGCTTCTCCTTTCTCACCACCTGGTTTAGTAGCATCCATGTTAATGATATTATAAATCCATGTTTGAAAGAAGTTAAGATTTCTTCCATTTTGATCTAACATAAAACTAGCAGAGATTTCTGAAGGTAATAATCTACCTGGTCTTCTATCGTATGGTCCTACACCAAGCCTTGATATATCTGAAGGGTTAACTGTAACACCTGGCATATTAACAGCATCACAGAAAAACGTTAATGATCTAGGAGTTTCACTACCAGCCCATGTCCATCCAGGACCAGGATAGATAGTCACTACATATCTGTTAGCTCTCATTAAGCTATTGGTTGCTTGTAGTTCTGATTTAAACTTATCTAGATTGAATTCTTTTTGACCACCTTCACGAGGTTTCTCAAGACCAATACCCTTGCCTAAGTTAAATAGATTTTTTGCTATGTCTGCTATCTTTGCCATTATAGGTTTCTTTTTCTTCTCTCTGTCATAGAGTCTCTATATATTCTATTTATGCCAGCTTTCCTAAATCGTGCAAGAGGCATCATCATAATAAAGTCCCATGCCTTAGGCGGAACATAAAGATACTGTCCAATAACTCTCTGCATATTATATCTTTTAAACATTGGCTTGAATGACATAAGGTTTCTTCTCTTCTTCATAAACTCAAAATTAACTCTAGGTGCTAGCTTTCCTCTTATACTCGTAGCAAGTTCATCTCCTGTAACACCTGGATTCATAACATAAGGAAATAGTTGATCCATAAGCTCTGCTCTAAAGATTGGAGGTAAGTAATGAAAGTTTAATCCTTGAAAGTAATCCTTTTGTTCATATACATTCATAACCAATACTACAGGATACATGTCATAATAATCAGCCTTAGCTTTTGATATAGGGTTCCTATAATTAAACATATACATTCTACCAGGTAAAAGTCTTTTTGTTCTACCTGCGCTTTGCAATAATTGGCTAGGATTGTTTCTAGCTTCTTCTTCTCCAATCTCTCTTAATCGTTTGATAGGATCACCCTCAAACTTTTTATACATTTCTTTCATTGACTTGAATTCAAAATCGAATTCTTCGCCTGTCATTTCTATAGCTCTTTGGAAAAAATATGCTGGCATTATCCTATAACTCCGAGTTCATCTTGTGTCATAATCATAAACTTCATTCCTTTATTCTCACAAAACTCTTGCGCTACTTCAAATTTTCTTTGATTTACTGCAAATGTTCTCATCTCTCTTAAATATTTTACTGTCTGTCTCTTACCTTTTTTAGGCGGAACGAGCTGTTGTTTAGGCTTTACTTCTATAACTAATTGCTCACCGCATTCCTTTTCTACCCAGAAATCTGGAAAATATCTATGCATTCTTCTATCAATAGGGCTTCTATATGGAATACAAAACTCTTCAGAAGACCAATTTACTATCTGAGTATGAGAATCTAGGTATTTCATTAGTTTGAGCTCCCACAAACTTCTATAAATAATATTATTAGGATCACCTTTATATTTTTTGGGATTGCGAGCAACGAATTTTCCTGAATAAGCCATAAGGGTATTTATTAGAGATAACACATGACAACAGAATCAAAAACGCCCATTAAGTCCGGAAGACGAAATACTGGAACTATATTTCCTACTCAAGCCAGAGCGGCTAAGGATAAAGCTGTTGAAATTATGCAGTTTCCATCTGACTTGGGAGCACATCAGTTTATAATGAACTTTGTTAAATTTACATTGGCTGGAAAAGGCGGACAACCAAACACGGACGTTATATCATCTATAGCGTTACCTATACCTGGTCAAGGCATAACAGATAAGATTGGTGTAAAGTATAACCAAGATGAATTAGGTATTGTTGGTGGATCATTATTAGGTGCAGTAGCATCAGCTGCTAATGCTGCTGAAAGAGCAGCAGCATTGGATCCAGTAAAGTTAACTGGAGAAGATGCAGTAAAAGGATTATTAGAAACAGCAGGTGGAGCAACAAGAGCAGCTATCAATGAAGTAGGTATGGGTGTAGGCGGAGCTGCTGACCAGGCTTTTGGTAACGTAGTAAATCCTCACGTTGTGTTATTATTTAAAAACGTAGACTTAAAAACTTTCACATTACAGTGGAAGCTCGCTCCAGCAACTGCAGATGAATCAAAAACATTACAAATGATACTTAACAAGATAAGAGAGCATGCTCATCCAAGACAACAATCAGACATGAATAAATTGCAACACTTTTTGAACTATCCAGATCAAGTTGATCTATATTATGAAGGTGTAGGAGAGTATCTTCATTACTTTAAGAGAAGTGCTATTACAGGTATGGACATAAACTATCAACCAGAAGGAGAAAATTTATTCTTCGCTGGAACCAAAGCACCTGCAAGAATAGATTTATCCTTAACTTTCCAAGAAACAGAAATATGGACTGCTGAAGATTATGCAAGTTCGGAGATTAGATAATGGCTAAAGGATATTTTAATAACATACCAAGTATTGAATATGGTTCTAAGATAGCAAGAAATCTTATGACAAGACCAGCCATCAAAACTAAACTGTTAAATAACCCAACATTAATATATGACTATGATGTTAAAGATGGTGAAAGACCGGACCATGTAGCAGACTTCTATTATGGAGATGTCAATTATGTGTGGCTAATTTTTTTAGTAAACAATATTGTGGATCCATATTACGATTGGCCATTAACAAGTAATCAATTTGAAAATTTTATAATTGACAAATACGGGTCAGTAGAAAATGCTAAGAACACATCAATTACAACAAATATAGTTCACTATAAGCATAACACCAAAGGAACGATTATATCTAAAGACAGCTATGACTCAGGAACATATAATTGGAGTAAACTATTTGGGCAAACAGGAAACTATACTGCAGTAAGACAATATGAATATGAACTTGAGTTGAACGAAGCAAAGCGTAGTATAAAACTTATTGATAGAAGAGTTTCAACAAAGGCTTTTGAGATACTTAGAGATACGATGATAGAGAATGGATAATGGCAGCTGGATTTGTAGTCAATGATTACGAGTTATTAGACTCAATAAAGATCAAACACGCACATGGTGAAGTAGATGTAACTGATGCTGTTGCAATAACAGCTATACAAGAATCTCTTGGCTTTGAAGAAATAAGATGCGAACTGGTAGTAATGGATGCATCTGGTTCTTTAGATATAGTAGAGTTTGATGGAACAGAAACTTTTAAAATATCATTTGCAAGTACTAATGAAGATGATCCAGAGCGTACCCATCACTTTAGAATTTACAGAATAGATAAAAAGATTGACAAAGAAAAGAATGACTTAAAGATTTATTCTTTGAAGGCAATGTCTCCTGAATCAATAAAACAATCTTCTATGGACATTAATCAATCTTTTAAGTCTCCTATTCATAAAGCAGTACAAAATATTTTTGATAAAATAGGCTCTAATAAAAAACTAAATTTACACGAAACAACAGGACAATATACTTACATTATTCCAGGAATGACTCCTTACGAATCATTTACGTTTCTTGTAAGAAGATCATATGACTCAAAATTTAGATCATCAGTATTTGTTTTTTATGAAAATATGGATGGATTTAATTTTAAAAACATTGAAAGACTTATTTCTGAAGAAAGAGACAATCCTTTAGAATACAAATATACTCCTACATCATTAGTACCAGACGGTAATCCTCAATACACTATTACTGATATTGAGTTACCAACCAATAAAGATATAATGCAAAAAATATTGAGTGGTGCTTATGCTAATGCAGTACGAGAGATAGACTTGATTAATCAAAGAATAAATTCTAGTGAAGTAAGAATTAAAGAAGACTTTGTTACATTTGAACACTTAGATGACGTTGCAATGTCATTAGATTCAAAAGCACTTATTGACGAACATTTGAACACTATCAATAGCACTAAATGGATTAATAATGCTGGCGTAGATGATAAAAGAATGGAGCTTATTCCAAGAAGAAAGTTTTATCAAGATTGCTTAAACCAAGTTCAATTACAAATAACTGTTCCAGGTAACTCAAATCTTACAGTAGGAAGGGTATTAGATTTAAACATGCTAGAGCTATCTGGTAAGACAGAAGAGAAAGGACAAGAACCAAAGATTACAGGCAAATATTTAATAACAAGAGTAAATCATAATATGACTGGTGGAGAGTATACTTGTGATGTAGATTGTGTAAAAGAAAGTTATAAAGCTAACTCAGACAGAATAGAAGACAATATAGTGGTGAAACAATAATGCAAACAGGTGGCGGATCATTTACTAATTTTAGAAATTTTATAGGAGTCGTTGAAGATAGAAACGATCCATCTCAATTAGGTAGAGTAAAAGTAAGAGTCTATTCTGTTCATACAGAAGACAACTCAAGTTTGCCTACAGACGACCTACCATGGGCAATGGTAGTGCAACCTGTTACATCTGCAGCTATTAGTGGAGTCGGTAGATCACCAACTGGAATAGTAGAAGGTACTTGGGTTTATGGAGTTTTCTTAGATGAAGGCGAGTTCCAGACACCATTAGTTATAGGGACAATTGCAGGAAAACCATCACAAGAACCTGGAGATAGAGGATTTTCAGACTCAAAAAATGAGGTATTTCCACTAAATGACCCTAATATTTCTGAGTTAGGAGAGTCATCAGTATCAAGATTAGCCAGACCAAATGCTGAAACTCATAATCATTTGCTATCAAAAAGAGCTAATAAAGAAGACTTAGGTACAATAGAATCAGCTAAAGGTTCAAAAGTACCAAGCGTATTAGTTGACAAAGCTGATAGTATTTACGAAAGAACTAAGTGGAAAGAGCCACATCCAAGATTTGGAGGTCAGGGAGTTAACTTTCCGCCAGATGTTCCAACTTCATCATACCCATTAAATCACGTATGGTTTACAGAAGCTGGTCATGTATTTGAAGTAGATGATACACCTAATGCCGAACGTATACAGATGTATCATAAAAAAGGAACATTCTTTGAGATACAACCAAGTGGCGATAGAATGACTAAAGTAGTTGGAAACGACTATGAAGTTATCTTTGGCGAAAAGGATATGTTTGTAAAAGGTAATGTCAACATTACTATCAATGGTGATGTAAGAACACTTATCAAAGGAGACAAGATAGAAGAGATAGATGGAGATTACATACAAACAGTAAGAGGTGATATAGTACAGAAGATTGCTGGTAATGAAGCTAAAGAGATTGGAAGTGATAAGTCAACACAAATAAATGGAAATATGAATCAAAGAGTATCTAAGAATGTTAACTTAAATACAGTTGGCAATCATACAGAGAACATTAAAGGCACTCATACAAAGACAACAACAGGCGAAGATAAAAGAACTAACTTAAATAAAGCAACACATATTATTGCTGATAACTATTCTACTTTATCTGGTAACAATATTAACATTGCAGCAGGTACTAATGTAAACATAGCTGCAGAAGAAACAATGACAGTTAAGTCAATTGGTAATCAAAAACTAGAGAGTGAGGCAACTCAAACAATT